CTTCAAAAAAGTTACCCCCCCCAATTTATTCACACATATATTCACATAACCAAATATAAAATTTGAGCCATAAAAACGAAATCGTCTCAGACCAACGGCAAAAGGCTTATGTTGGTCAACTATGGATTGGTAAGAAAAGATACCGTCGAGTCTTGATTCGTTTTGTGGATGCTAAAGGCTTAGAGCCTGAACAGTTGAACGCTTTGCTGGTCGAGCGATTTCTGAAGCTCAAAGAAAAGCTGAGTCGAGAAGTTGAGAGGCTCACAGATGAACAAGGTTTGTTTTTCAGTGAGTTGTTGGATTTGTTCTTGGCGCACGTTCAAGCAAACCGTGACGAGCGGACGGTTGGTAAGTATCGACAGCAGCTTAGTCGCTACCAAAAGATTGTAGGTGATTATCGGATTCGGCTTCATACCTCACAGTTGACTGATAAGTTCGTCTTGGCTTTAAGAAAGGCTGGACTGAATGATCACAGTTGCAACTCTTACCTTCGAGCAGTTCGAGCGATTCTTAACTGGTCTTGGGAGCAAGGCCAGATTCCGGCAGCCATTAAAGTCAAATCGGTTCGCTCGTCCAAGCCTCTGCCTGCTGTATTTTCTACTCAACAACTCGAAGATTTACGGCAACACCTAGAACAAGGCTGGAACGAAACCAAACGAAGACGGTTCTTGGTTCTGCTTCGTGCCTGGTGGTTTTTGCGATTCACTGGAATGCGTGGTGGTGAACTGCTGGCGCTGAAATGGGACAACGTTTACCCAGATCGAATCAAACTTCGCTCAACAAAGGATTGGAAAGTCAAAGGTCGAAAAGACGCAATCATTCCAATAGCTGAAGATTTAAAAGATTTTATTCAGTCGCAGGATATTCAAGGCGAGCGTTATGTGCTGGATGATGGCAGAGGTAAGCCTTTGTATTCAAGCCTTGGGGATTTGACCAAATCCATGAGGAAGGCGCTTTTAAAGGTAGGCATTGAAAACGCGAAACCGCTGCACTCGTTTCGTTCTACGGTTGCGACTGAACTATTATCTGGTGAAAGTTCAAATCCTGTTCAGGTGCAAAAGCTTCTGCGTCATCAGTCGATTCAAACAACCATGTCTTATTTAAATAGTGACCATTTACAGCAGGTGGACTTGGTAAATAAACTGGGAAACTCGCCACAAAACACTGTTTCAAAGAAAAAAACCGAAAGCCGCAAGCCCAGTATTCATCTGGCCTACAGCCGAAAGAACTAAGGTGACTGTTAATCATTGGGTCGCTGGTTCGAGTCCAGCTTGGGGAGCCACTTCCAGCCGATCTGTGAAACCTCCGGTAAGTGGCAATATTTGAAAACCGCCACTAGCCCAGCAGTTGCTCCTTCAGTTTTTTTGCTTTTCTGATTTTTTTATACAATAAAACGCCTGGAACAGCAGCACCCATACCTGTTGCCGCTAAAACTAATTCTAATCCGCCAGAATCAACCGCCTGGTTGAAAATCTCTAAAAATCCTTCCATTAGTAACTCCAGATCATTAAACCGTCTTCTCTATCGTCTACATGCAGAAATCTTTGACTGCCTGTGAAACTGAAGCCATAGCCACCGAACAAGCCCATCTGAATTCCGATTTCTAACAGCCTTGCCCCATCAGCATTCCAGCAGGCTATGTCGACTGCTCGACCTAGCACATGATAACCCGTACTTTTGGGTTTTCCGTCTTTCCATTTAGCCTTTTCAACCGGATGCTCTGACGAGCGAAAGGCTGAAGTCAACCTAATAGGTTTGCCGTAGTGCTGACGCAAGGTTTCCAGCTTTGTAAGAAAAGAACTCGACATAGAGCATTCACCTGTGAATTTGCACTTCAGCTCGTCTCTCGAGAAGTGTTCTGAATGGTCAATGAATTCCATCAAGTCTCCTTTTCTGGGTAATCCACACATTCTTGACTGTACATTTCGCCAAACGCTTCTCGTTGAGGCAAAGGCATTAACTGAAGGTCTACATATCTATGGTTTTCGCGGTAATGGTCAATGACGCAAGAACACAACTGAATGGCGGATTGCATGGCTAAGTTTGAAGTCATGCCTTGCATTTGATAGGTGGGAGCCAAACGAAGTGAGCATTGGTAAGCCCATGAAACAAGGTGTAAAGTCTTATATTCGACAGGCAAAGCGTAAGCTGATGTTGACCACAGCAAAGCCAAGCCTGTGAGAAGATGTTTCATCTCCTCAGTTCTCTATTGATAACGTCACCAAGATTGTTGACGGCAATCGTCATGTCCTTTATCGCAACATTTGTTGCTGACATAATACTCATTAATTCAGAGTTTGACGTCTTCATGTATTGCCTGAGTTCTTCGTCATTCTTCGCGTCAGCCGCTAAATAAAGTTTTCGTTCTTCCATCATCATCGAATCTTTTTTTTCAGCATCTGCTCGCAACTGTTGTTTTTCCTTATCGTGCTGTTTAAGAATAAAAATTATTAACCAAGCAAAGAAAATCAACGCAGAAGCTGAAGTTCCAAGTTCTTGGACAACGTCAATTATTCCGGTGGCTTCTGCTGGCATGGCTCGGCCTTCGCTTAGTCGTTAGGTGGTGTGGGCCACGTTATGCCCGTTAGTTGTCCGTTTTCGTCTAGTTGTGGGTCTGCGGTTGCTGGTAAATCTCTGAGTGCTTGTCGGTAGTCAATTTGTGCTTGGGTCATGACTCTGTCGGATACTGCCATCCAATCGGTTTGTTGGAGTAGTTGGTTGCGTTTAATGCGTAATTGACGTAATGGTTCTACAGCAGTAAGTTCTGCAATTTTGTTAAGAATCAAATCATCATTAACCGTAACAACATTTTTTTGTGAGTCATAGCAAACGTTGAAAGCAATTTGTTTGACTTCTGGATATAATAAATAAATTACAGAGTCTTTCATGCGATCTCCATTGCAATAAATGTAATTGGTGATGTTTGATTATATGCTTGATTATTCCCACCTTCCCCAATGTAAACAGTATGTCCTGTGAATGGACTTATATTGTGAATAAGCTGTAACTGATATGTAATTTCAGTATTAGCAGACGGCTGATCGACAAAAGAAAAACTGTGCTGATTTTGTCCATTGACATCTGCACCAGTATCAAAAGAAACAGAGGTTGCTTGTGTCCTATTACCAGAAGATGCACCAACTGCAAAAGATGTATTGTCTACAGCAGAAATTGTTCTTTTAATCCTAAAAAATTTAGGATTGTTATCTCCACTCTGGCCTACAGTAAAATTGTAATTTAGTAAAACTTTTGAAGACGTAGACGATGGCGTAATTTTTACTAATAGTCCTGTTAAATCAGTAAATGTTGCAGTAGAATTATCTGAAATACTCCCTGTAAGGATAGTAGATTGAACCTGTAAAATATGCCCACCTGAAACTTGGCCTGAAACAGAAGGTCCAGCAGGAAACACCACATTACTGCTAAGTGTCCCATTATTAACCGTAATCGTTCCGCCTGACTCGCTAGCAAAGCTAGTCCCGTTTAATTGAATCTCTCCTGACATATTTAAATCACGTTTAGGGTTCCGGTAATATTTAATGCTGAAGCACTAGTAAAATTTGCATATCCGCCAACCACGATCAAAGTTCCTGCCATCGTCACTCCACCAGAAGAAAAGTCTGTTCGTCCTACATACATCCTGTTGGTCCCAGCACTAATTGCCAGCGAGTCAGAAACTGTACTGCTGTGTTCGATGTATGAACTGCCAGAGCCGCCACCACCAGCAGAAGCTTCGAGGCTGATTAAGCCGCTACTGTTATCATAAGTTAAAACATAATTGTCTTGTCCTGCGCCTACAGTTTGGTCTGCGTCAAAGGAAAAATTTCCAATTGAAACGTTACCCGTGCCGTTTGGGTCTAACGTGATATTTCCGTCAGTATTAGTGCTGCTGATCGTGTTTGCGTCCAGCTTCAAATTATCGACTCGCAAATCAGTGACGGCTGAGTTTGTCCCAATCGTCACACCGTCAATGGCTCCTCCGTCAATATTGACCGAATCAGCCGCTTGCGTTGCGATTGTGCCAAGTCCAAGGTTTGTTCTGGTGGTGCTGGCATCCGTGACCGTGATTGCACCAGTGACGTTGAGTTGTCCACCCGTATTGAAAACACTGGATGTCGCAACCGTTGTTGCCGTCAGTGTAATCGTCGAGCCATTAAAAACCTGAAGCTCATTGACTTTAAGAAGGCTCATATCAGTTCAACAAATTCAAAGTTGTAATCATAAAGCTGACTTCCTTGATAGCTGTAGGCAATGG